CGGGGGATAGTCAGAAAACATCCAATGTATCAAGCAAAACTGACGAAAAAGCCAACGCTGATCGTAATAAAAAACGAAAAGCAGTGGCACCGGTTAAACAAACTACTACACAAAAAGCTTCAACTGATGAAGACTTTTTAGGTCTGTCAGATGAAGATTTTATGAAGAAGTATGCTACCCGGTAATTAATCACTATTTAACTAGGACAAGACTATGCCTTCAGACGGCGGTAATATGTATAATGCTCCTTCTAGTACTGCTAGCGGGACAGCGTCTGATATAAGTGCTCAACAGGCGCGCACTGATTATTATTTTAAGAAAGCCCTAATTGCTGTTCGGGATCACCAGTATTTCATGCCTTTGGCTGATGTACGTGCGATGCCTAAGCATATGGGTAAGAAAATCAAGCAGGACGTTTACGTTCCATTGCTTGATGACACAAATGAGAACGACCAGGGATTGAATGCAGCTGGTGCTGCGCAAACTAAAAATACTTGGTCTGCTTGGGATTCAAGCGGTGACTTGGTTGGTGCTGAAGGTGCGTATGCTTCTGAAGCATTAGCTATTGCAGCTAGTGGTGCTGTTGATGTTGCCGAAATTGGCGGTAATCTTTATGGTTCAACTAAAGATACCGGCGCTATTCAAAGAAAGATCCCAGTACTCCGTGAGAACGGCGGTAGGGTTAACCGAGTTGGTTTCACACGTACCCAAGTTGAAGGTGAACTGCTTAAACGTGGTTTCTTTACTGAGTACACTCAGGAATCAATGGATTTCGATTCAGATTCTGAATTGTTATCACATATTACTGAGGAAGCCCTTGTTGGTGCAAATGAGCTGACTGAAGCGGAGCTTCAGGCAGATCTTCTTACTACTGCAACTTCTAGTGGTACTGCCTATTACATGGGTGGGACTACTAAATTAACAACTGATGAAGTTGTTACTTACGAAGATTTAATGAATCTTTCTATTGCTTTGGATGATAATAAGACTCCTAAGCAAACAAAAGTCATTGCTGGTTCTCGTATGATTGATACTAAAACCGTTAATGGCGGTCGGGTTATGTACATAGGATCTGAATTGATCCCTGTAGTACGTAAACTGAAAGGAATTGATACTAGTTCCGCTGTAGGTTCCGGGTTTGTTAGTGTAGAAAAATATGCTGACGCCAGTAATATTTTGAATGGTGAAATTGGTAGCGTTGACCAATTTCGCATCATTGTCGTTCCAGAAATGCAGAATGACCGAAAAGGTGGTGCTAAAGATGGCAGCACTGACGGTACTGGAAAAGACGGTGTAGACATCTTTCCAATGTTGGTTGTTGGAGATGGCGCATTTACCACTATCGGTTTCCAGACTGATGGTAAGAGCGTTAAATTTACTGTTAACCATAAGAAGCCTGGTAAAGAAATAGCTTCTTTGGAAGATCCATATGGTGAGGTAGGATTCTACTCCATCAAATGGTATTACGGCTTTATGGCGCTTCGTCCAGAGCGTCTTGGTATTATTTGGACATGTAAAACAGCAGCATAAGTAATACTGTTTAACCGTCCCTCCGAGCGCGTTAGCGCTCGGGGGACATATTTTAAATAAAATTAGGAGATAACGATGGCACTTGCAACTCCCGTTAATGGAATGACTGATGAGGAACTTCGACAAGAATTAGAAGACAATGGAGTTATACTACATCATAAAACAGGATCAAAAAAGCTTGCTTCTACACTAACTCAAGTTAGAAGTAAAGAGTATACAGAAGAAGCCATTCCTGAGATTCCTGCTAGTGTAAGACATAAATCTCTTCCTGGTTCAACTCCGGCATCCAGAGCTGCAAAAGCAAAAAGAATAAATGAAGTTTTTGTGGATTTAACTCCAAGACAAGAAGCTATGAAGCTTACTCGTGTAGTGGTTACTCCTAATGATCCTATTATGGCTAATTACCCAGGACTTATTTTTAGCGTAGCCAGTTCAAGAGTTACAAATGGCGAAATGGTTAAAAAGTTTGTTCCTTTTAATAACGAGGCAGGATGGCATATTCCGGGAATTATTCTTAATCAGATTGAAACTGCTGAAATGCAAAAATTTAAAACTGTAGTTCGACCTGATGGTGAGAAAGTACTAGAACCATACTTAGCTAAAAAGTTTAATGTAAGAGTTTTGCCTGATCTTACCGTGACTGAATTGGAACAACTTGCTGCATCTCAACAAGCTGCAGGATTTAACGTAGGAGCTTAATATGGCTATTACTATTGCTAATTTGACTGCTGGTGTTGCTACAGATGCAAGTAACGTAGTAACAGGCACTGGCGTACTCGATGATATGATGGAAACCGTCAATGCTCATCTAGCTGCTCAATTTAATTTAGGTAGAATTACCGGTAGTGATTACGCAACAGTGTACTTAACAGCAATGCAGGCTACTTTACAACAGGCTGTTGCTTACACAGTAGGAATGCAGAAAGGTAATGCTGAAGAAGCTCTCTTAGCACAAAAAGAAGTTACTGAATTTGCACAAACTGATCGATCAACTAAAGTAGCTCCAACTGCTACTAGTATTATGGGAGCAGCTGCTGCTTTATCTGCTGAACAAGCTAAAGGTTTTAAATGGAATGCAGATCAGAAATATCTTAAAACTATTCTAGATGCTTGGAGTATTAATATTTCTACAGCAGGCGTACCAGCTACACAAGTAGCCGCTATTAATGCGACTGGCACAGATAATATTAATGATCATATAGCTAACGCCGAGCCTACCGGATAGGAGGCGTTTAATGGGTTTTATTGGTGATATTTTTTCAGCTATTGTAAGTGTTATTGTAACTATAGTTGAAGCCGTTGTACAAGTAGTTGAGATGGTTGTACAGATGATCATGATACTTCTCGGCTGGGATGGCGGGAGTACTCAGATCATTGAGTATTATGAAGTTCATAATGTCCCTTTATTTGACGAACCAGATAAGAAAAATCCCCTCCTACAGTCAGTTATTCAAAGTGTTCTTAAAGACGAAGATATCGCCAGTTCTCTAATCTATCACACTGCATTTCGTAGTCTTAAAGGAAATGTTAGAGAGTTCATGGATTTTATTGACGATGGAAACTATTTTGAAAGTTTCCCTCAGATAGAATCCTATATTTTAACTATAGACTACACTGAGTTAACAGCTGCATTAAACACTCTTAATGGTGTTCCGTGTACTCCTGAAGGTTCTTCAATAGTAGCGTTAACTGATGCTACTTGGGTTAAGTACTGGCTTCAGGAAAACAAAGGATATGATGTAGGAGCTAATTTACTAGGCACGGAATACAGAGAAGTTACAACCTCTCCAGCAACTCCTGCTGCGGATAGTGTTACAGTAACCCCGGCTATTAATCATTTTGATGTTGATATAACCAATGAAACAGTTACATCAGATGACGTATTAGTCGATATGCGATGGCACGTAGACTTTACTAATATTGTTTATAACGCAGTTCCGGATAATTATACAGTTCAAGTATATAACGAAGCAAACGTAGTTAGAACCCTTCCATACACCATACCTACTAAACCATTATTAATACATTATGTTTCATATTATTACAGAGATAGTGCCCCATCTAGACAATACTTGTTTATATATAAAGTAGGCGAAGGGACATATACTGATTTAGATACGGTAGAAGAACCTATTGATATAGACGGAACTGCTATTGAAACCCTTCCTGCTATTCCATTAAGAATAAGTAATTCTAATTACACTACTTTTGGCGCAACTAAAAAAGCGCAAATTGAAGAATTGTTAATGATACTTCATTTAGATGCTGAAGAAGTTCTTAACGCAGTTTTGGATGACCCAGGTGTTGCTCCGGGAGATTTAGATAATATTTATGTTAATTTTGGTGTGCGTATGTGGGATACCTCGCAAGCAGGAATGTCTTATTTATATAACATGTTTGAAAACTTATATCCTGCACAGGGAGTTACACAAGGTACTTATAATAATGCTGCAGCAGGCGATGACAAGCCAATGAATAATATCCTTACCACAACACAAGATAACAAGTATGCATTTCAATTTGCTTATATAACATACGAACATACCTCATTAGTGGATATTGACGCAGATAGTGGAAGTGTCGAAAACGGCATATACTACTCAGATATGTCTAAATTTGGAGCTGATGGCCTTTTAATGTTTCCATATTACGTTTCTTCTGGAAAAGGGACCTATAACGTAGGTTACAAAGCAGATACTTTATCTGAAGTACAGGATTTTCTAGATGGTAATGGTGTGGTAAACCCAGGTACTACTACAGCAGAAGCAACTAACTGGCTACAAGTAACTGAAAGAATGACATATAACGCTCCTACCCCTGTTTTACAAGAAGCTGACGGTTCTACTAGTACCGTGATTTATCTTACTCCTGATATGGTGTATGAAAATAATGGCTCAGGCGTATTACGAATGGTTGAAGCAGCTTCAGAAGAAACAACTTCCGGACAATCAATTACTTATTATTGTTGTAAAAAGTCAGGATTAGATGCTTACACCGTAGCTTCTCCAATTGCTGCTTTAAAAGTTATCGATGGAGCTAGTGGGCGCTTTAATATGGTTAAATTTAATTTAGGGGCCAAAAATGATTTAATGGTTCCATTTGTCCATAACTTTATCAAAGATTTAAATAATAGTCTGGTTAGTAAATTATTTCTGGCGGGAGCTCATGTATCTATTTATATAGCTCATTATGAGGTTATTCATCATGCTGGAATGAGCTTTCTTATGGCTTTAGTGATGATTATTATCATTATAGTTATAGTCATGTATGCACCCCAATTTATAGGAGAAGCAGGAGCTACATTAGGACCAATTATTGCGGCCATAGGTGCTGGAACATACGTAG